ATTAAAAATCCATTCGCAACTTTTTCAGCTTTTGGAATGCCTATGACTCTTTCATTTACACTTATTGATCTACCAGGAAGATTAATGTTTCTACACATAAAATTTAGCTGACTTGATGTTATATCTGGTAAATCTGTAAATGTAGGTAATTGAACTCGAAATAAATTATTTCTTGCTAAGCCAGCTTTAAGTGAAGATTGAAATGCATTAATATCTAACATTAGATCATTTTCCTTGATGCTCTATATACTGCAGAACCACTGGATTTATTCCAAGATGCAGTTGGAAGAAATGTTGCTATCTCCCATTCTGGTGAATCAACCTTTGCATATCTACTTCTTACATTTGAATTTAAATAGTGCTTTACACACGGTTTAAAATATCTTAGATTAGACGCACTCTTTAATTGTTGATATTTTATATTAAACTTTGTTGACTCATCAAACCGTTTATTATTTGTTGTATCCATAAGACCATCAAGTAATTTAGCCCTAAGTACAGGCGGTAAGTAATGTAAATTTAAACCAAGAAAGCCTTTTTCAGCTGGTCCAATTGGTATCACTAATGGAAATCCATCATAATATGGCAACTTATCTTTATGTTTTGGATCATAGAAAAACATATACATATTACCAATAACAGCTCTATTTTCAAGCGTCAGCTCTTCATCTCTCAATAGTTGATTTCTATTGATTCTACGCATTGCTCCGCCACGTAAAGCACCGATTCTTTTTCTAAACCAATCTCTTGATTCTTGTGTCCGAGGGTTAATACCTGCTCTAAACGCTTCGATCTCAAGATTCTGAAATATACTTGCCATTGTAGTATTTATAATGATTTTTTAATTTTTTTCATCTTCGGAAGACTCTTCATCTTAGACTGCTTTGGCATTATGCCCATACTTTGTAGTGTCTTTTCTGTCCAAATCTGAAACTCCCAGTTTCTATCCTCAGCAAAGTTTTTAGCAGCTTTCCATTTATTCATATTCTTAACATAAGTCATACCCTCATTAATATATCTTTTAGTTTTTCTTCCTGTAAATTTTGGAGGAATTGTTTGACTATCTGGTTTAATTTCTACAATAATAGTCTTACCATCTTTAAATGTTATCTTTAGATCAACAAAGTAACGATGATATTTTTTATCGACTTCATAGAAGTATGGTACTACAACTTCTTCAGATGCCCAAGTTTTTATTGAAGGATTATTATCACACCATTTAAAACAGTGTCTTTCCCACATAGATCTGTAAATTACATTATCTGGATCACCACGATATTTTGATCTGTACTTTACTTTATATTTTCCTTGGTATGTTTTCATAATACTTTCATTTTAATTATATAAATAAGAATAAGATAATTCTATTTATTAGGAAATTTTGAATGTCATCATCAATAAGATACATGTACCCTATTGACAATCGGGATAAGTATAAAGCTTATGTTCTTTTTACTCCGATTCAAAAAAGAGGTCCAACATATGCACAAAAAGAAGTAATTAGGCAACCATCAAGTGCTCGGTCAAGCGATATGAGTTTTCCAAATACTCCACCACCAGGGACTCGAAGAATCGTAACGGTAGGTGGTGTAGTAGATGAAGTAATTGATGCAACTAAAGAAACCGCTAATAGTGTAGGTAGATTTTTTGAAAACTCAAGACTTACAGTTGGTACTGAAAGATATTTAGACGAATCTGTTGCATTATATATGCCAACACCGGTTACTATAGCTGATCAAGTAACTATTAATAGTGCAGATTTAGGTATTTTAGGTGCATCTACAGGTACAGCAATAGAACAGGGTAGAGGTGTTGTTAGCGCAATAAGTGATGCAGTAGGAACTGCTGGAAAAAGTTTAATAGAAGGATTAAAAGGAAATTTATCTGGTGATGCAGCATCACTTTTAGCCAGTCGTGTTGCCGCAGGTCTTCCCGGGCAAACTGACGCTATAAGAGGTGCATTGAGAGTAACACCTAATCCTAATACACGAATGATATTTAGATCAGTTAATATTCGTGAATTTTCCTTTGATTTTAAAATGGTTCCAACAAGTGTAGAAGAACAAAATCATATAAGAAATATTGTTTCTTTTTTTAGAAGAAATCTTTATCCAGAAACTATTCCGCTTGAAGGATTAGATACTTCAGTAAGTGCTGGTTATAAATTTCCTAATATATTTCAGGTAAATTTAATGTATGATGGAAGAGATTTAGGAGAAAAAAATCCAAACTTAAGTTTTAAACACATGTATCTTAAAAGTTTTTCTGCTTCATATAATAATACTGGTGGTTTTTATAAAGATGGAGAATTTAACGAAGTGAGTATTCAGGTAGCGTTTGCAGAAGAATTTACTTTGGATAAAAAGGATGCAACAAGAAATCTATCTCCAAAAGCTTTAATAGCAAAAAACCAAGAAAATACTAGAATACAATCGATATTAAACGATCGTGCACGTGGTATTAATGGAGGATTTTAGTAATGACTTTTTTTACAGGATTTCCAGAAATAGTATATAAGTATGGTAATGAAAAAGATTTTAACCGTACTCAAAACTTATCTGTATACATAGATATAATTGATAGATTAAAAGATAATTCATCTTTATATACCTTTTATGATTTATACGATGGAGAAAGACCCGATCAGGTTTCTCAGATGTTATATGATACAACAGATTATTATTGGACGTTCTTTTTACTTAATGATAATTTAAAAACCAAAGGTTGGCCTCTATCAAATAAAAGTTTAACTGCATACGTAAAAAGAAAATATAATAATACTACACTTATCACACGTGATTATTTCTATGATAAATTTAAAGTTAATGATTCTATTACTGGACAAAACTCAACTACGGTCGGAAAAATAATTTCAACAAATTCAAATCTTGGTACTATCACAGTAGCTGGAACACCAACCTTTACTGTTTCGGAAACAATACAACTTGTTGGTGATCCTTCAAAAACAGTTACTCTACATTCTTCAAGTTTAGAATATAATGCGGTAAGATATTATAGATTAGGTACTGACATTGTAGATATTGATCCAACAGTAGGTCCTGGATCTGGTTTAGTTGAAATAACTAATCTTGAACACTATCAGGAAGAAAACGAGTTAAATATGAGAATTAAGGCGTTTAAGCCTGAGTCTATTGCCGGTATATTTTCCGCATATAAAAGTTCTCTTAGAGAGAATAGCTAATGTCCGATAATTCCGCCGAATTTTTAATTAAAAAATTAAGAATTAGAAAAGATAGAGATGATGGATCTGTTGTATATGATATTACTTCAGTTATTAATGAAGTAAATATTTATGAACATATAGATAAACCTTATTTAACAGCTCAAGTATTATTTGCAGATAATGATAGAATTGTAGAAAGAACCGAGATTTCTGGAACAGAAGTTGTTGAAATAGAAATTACAACCGACGACGGAAAACTTGGTTATACAATAGAGAAAAATTTTATTATAACAGAAATTGTAAGATCAGTTAAAACAAATGATTCACAAGAACTTGTTGGTATTTCTCTCATAGAAGATATAGGCTACTATTCAAGATTGATAAGATTACAAAAATCATATAACGGAAAACCAGTAGACATTATTAGAGATATTCTGATAGATAATTTAAATAGAGAACTTTTTAATATTAGTGGAAGTCAATTTAAAGAATCTTCTGATATGAAAGTAGTAATTCCAAATTTAAATCCTTTGGATGCAGCTAATTGGATAAAAGATAGAGCATCATCTCAGAACGGTATGCCTTTCTTTTTATTCTCTACCATATGTGATGACAGAATTAGATTTTTAGATTTAGAAAAGATTTTACAATTAACACCTTTAAATGAGGGTATTTATGATTATGTATATTTACAAGGAAGTAGTGGAGGATTTGCCGCTCAAGATCCTAGACAAAATTATATTATAAGAAACTTTGCTTATGCTGGAGCAGAAGATCAGTTAATGCTAGCAAGGAAAGGTTTTATAAATTCTACATATAATTTTATAGATACAATTACTAATAAATCTCATACAAGTAGAATAGATGCAAATGAAATATTTGCTGGAATATCTTTTGAACCAAGACAAAATATTCCGGTTTATGATGGAAATGCATTAATTAATGATAGAAAAATGCATGACTATAATACTAGTGAAATAAGTCAGATTGCATCTTCACATACCTTTGAAGATGGCAATTATAATTATTATCAGTCTGACGATACTAATTCTCATATGTTAAAAGCAAAATCTAAAGCTTTAAGATATTTTTTACATAAAACTCCTATAGAAATAAGTGTACCAGGACATAATTTTTTACATTCCGATGTTAATCATTCTATAGGAAATTTAATTAATGTTTCATTTAAAGCCAATTCCACAAGCTATATGGAAGACGATGGATCAAATAATTTAGATAAAAGAAAAAGTGGTTCTTATATGATATATGCTACACGACACATATTTCAGTCAGATATTTATAGCGCTGTAGTTTCGTGTGCAAAATTGGCTTACAAGTCTCAGTCAGGAGCTATATAATGAAAACTATTCAAGAAGAATATTACGGAGACTCTTTTAGATGGTTTGTTGGTATTGTAGTAAGCAATAATGATCCTTTAAAACTCGGTCGTGTTAAAGTAAGAATTAGAGGTATTCATTCATCTAATATTGATGATATACCAACAAATGATTTACCTTGGGCTCAGGTAGTT